GCTCCGGCCAGGGCCACCACGGCGACGACGGTTGCCCCGGCCGTGGTCGCGATGGTGACGGACCGAGTTGCGTCCATCCGACCGACGACGGTGCTCCCGGCCGTTGCTGCCAGAGTGACATCGCCGGAAAGCGCTCCGGCTGGCTGGCGCAGCGTCGCCGGGTTCATCCCACGGCCAGCCACGCGTGGCACGAACATGGCGTAGTTGAAACGCATGTGCGTGCGCGGGTTCGCGCTCAGACCACCACGGATCACGCTGTAGTGCGCGTAGTGCGAGATCAGCCCGGACTTGCGCGGTCGACGCCGGGTCCAGCGCCCCTCATCCGACGGCGGCTCCTCGATCCACCCGATGTGGTAGTAGGTCGAGGTGTTGGCGCCGGAACTCGCATCGATGCCGATCTGTTCTGCATCAATGACTTGCGGGCTGGCCGATGCCCTCGGCGGACGCCACCACTGATTGATGGATGGCTTGTCGCCCGCATCGATGATGACCAGTGGGTTACCGGAAACCGTTGCGCCCGTTGCCCATGACTGGCCCGAGACGGTGTTCGTACCCGACCGAGTGCTGTCCTTGGCGCTTCGGTCGGTCGCCGTGGTGCCGCCGGTCGAGCGCTGGATGGTGACACGCTCGATCGTCGTTGCCGTAGTGGATGTCTTGCCGTACCGAGCCCATCGCAGGAAGGCGATCTCACCCGATGCGGAAGTGAGCGAGAGAGGCTGGTGCGTGGCCGAAGTGTTAACCGAGGCAACGTATCCAGCCATCGGTTACAACTCCTCAACTACCACCATGGCTGAGCATGTCGACGTGCCCGTAGAGGACCGCATGCTCACGAACTCGGAGTTGACGCAGTAGATCTCCTCACCCGGCTGAGCAACCCAGCGGTCAGATCCACCGAAGGCGTTGAACACGTGTGATACCAACGGGTTCGTCGCGAGGGTCGCCTGCGCGGTCCCCCACGTCACGACTGCACCGACTGCCCCGTAATAGGTTCCGGCCGCAGCGGGGCTCCGGGTGCTGAACTTCTCCGGGGTGTAGGCGGTTGGCGTGGTGCCGGTTCCCTGTGAAGACACCCGAGAGATGACGGTGCGGACGACGGCTGAAGCCGCTGCCTCTCCACCGATGAAGGATTCAAGGATCCGCAACTGACCTGAGGCCGATGCGCCGAGTTCCCAGTAGTCATTGGAGGTCGAAAGCGCTACTCCTGTAACGACTTTCGAGTACACCGGATCCTCGGGCACCCAAACACGGTTGATCTCTTCGTATCCGGACCAGAAGTCGATTGCCCTGCTGCACATGGCATCGAAGCCGCCGTTGCCCTTGCGGGTTGCGAAGGCGTACGTGCGCCGCATCTCGCCCTTGATCGACTCACTGATGTGCAGCCGACGCAGGTAGTCCTTCTGTTCCTTGCCCTCATAGAGGGTCGGAGCCGGACCGGGCCACATCGCTTACGCCGCAGTCGGTGTGAAGGACAGCGTGAGCGTGGTGATGGTGAGCGTGTTGGTACTCACCCACGCCTGCGAGACAGACAGTGCGCCAGAGACGAGGAACGAGCCACCGCTGCTCAGCGTCCAGATCGAGATATGCGTGATCGTCTCGGAGGTGCCACCGTTCGTCCATGCGCTCAAGGTCGCGATCGTCATGGTCGTTGGGTTGGAGCCGCTCGGAGCATTCCATGTCGCAGCGTTGCGGGTGGCACTGCCGACCGAGATCGCTGTCGTACCAGCGGCTCCCGGGTCGGCCGTGTGCAACTGGACGAACGGCGAGATGCCGCTATAGGCCGTGTTGCGTAGGACGTTGAGCAGAGACGTTGCATGAGCCAGGGCGAGACCGACCACCATCAGTCATCAGTCCCTTCGCTGGATCCGTTGCAGCGCATGCACTCCGGCACGCAGGGAGGGACGCAAGCCACCTCAGCGGAGACCTCGATCCCAAGCCCGGTGATGATGGTCATGAGTCACTTGTCCTCGTGATCGGTGACTGCCTTGCTGGCAGTACGCACGGAAGCCTTACGGGGCGCGGGATCCGGCTCCGGGTCGAGCAGATCCTTCAGCCCGAGTCGCTCCCACTCGTGATCGTTGAACTCGTCGCCCTTGGTGTAGGCGAGCACGACGGCGGCCGGATCCCCAGTCAGGACAAGGGATCCGTCGACGGTGCGCCAGACATGCCGATCGAGGATCATCGGTACACCACCACGACACGGAACTTGCCGGACGTGACCGTATTGACCGCGATGGCGATGGAGATGCTCCGCGCCACGGTCGTCTTCACGGACGCCGCGCCCGTGCCGACAGGGATCACGGACTTGCGACCCGTTGTGCTCCAAGGGGTTCCGGAGAAGATCGCCGCAGCGAGCAGATCTCCGGCAGCCTCAAGGCCAACGCCGATGGTCGCCCCGGCGCCAGCCCCGAGCAGCGTGTCCACCTCGATGTATCCGGACAGCACAACGGATCCGGCGGGCACGACGTTGCCGATGGCGTTCGCGCTGCGCAGAGTGATGGTCGAGATGGCGCCGCCATCGACGGCGAAGTCATACTCACCAACGACTGTCTTGAGATCGGTGGTGCCTTCGATGATTGGCATGTACCTTCGCCTTTCGAAAGTCGTTGCTGTGTAACGGATCTGGACCGGCCAGACCCGGGCGCACCTTCCCCAGTACGCTCCGGGTCCGGCCGGTTGCGAGATGATCTACAGACCGGTCACCGTGCAGAACGCGGCCGGGCGGTAGAAGACGAGGGCGCAACGCATGTCCGCACGGACAGCCTGCTTACCCTCGATGAAGTAGGTGCTGTGGCTGTTGCTGACCTGCACGTCGATGCCCCGCTTGACGGACAGTTCAGCGAAGTTCGCCCAGTCACCCACGATGGCGGTACCGGCAGTCGCGGCCTGAGCCCGCGCGACCGTGAGGCCCCAGATCCGTTCTGGCCCAACGTCACTCGGGTTGCCCCAGATGTAGATGCCGTCAGCGGTGCGCAGCAGACGCACCGTCTGCCAGTCGTTCGGATGCATGATGACGAGGTTGGCGAACGCCTGCCCTGTCACCTCAACCTTGATGAGTGCCTTGTAGATTGCATCCGGCACAGGGTCCGCGCCCTTGGCCTGCGTCTGGATCCCGGCGACGTTCATCACGCCACGCAGGTTCGGAGCAGAGCCGTCACCCGAGATGATCTGACCATCGAGCCGCTGCCTGATCATGAAGGGCAGACGGTTGTCGATGACACCCTGAGCCTGAGGCACGTCCTCCAACTGCTCATCCGTCATCGGCAGGAAGACAGCGATCTTCCGCACGGCCGAGGTGCGCTGCGTGTAGGCCAGCGCGGCCTCGGCGAAGGTGCCACCCTCGGACGCCTCGGCAGCAGCGTTGGTGAAGGTGGTCTCTTCCATGTAGACCACTGAAGTCTGCGTGGTGGTGGTCTGAGGGATCAGGTCGACCACCTGAACCGGACGCGTCGCGAACGGCACCAGCACGCCGTTGCGGGTTGTCTCGGGCGCCCAGCCAGCCGAGGTGGTCATCAGCGTCTTGAGTTCGATGTCAAGCGTGGCAACGGGTCCGTTGCTGCCCTCACGCTCACGCAGAGCCTTGCTCTCGCAGAACAACTGACCGAGCGACTTGGATCCCTTGCTCTCACTCTGGTACCGGTCGCCCTGCGTGCCAGCCTCGGATGCCTTGCTACCACTGACCTTCGCGCGCTCCGCTGCCTTCTGCGTGGCGACGAGATCGTCCCTCTTCTTGCTGAGGTCGGTCATCTCGTCGTTCCACTGCCGGATCTGCGCAGCGATCTCGTGGGTGTTGCCCTTGACGTGTCGAACCTTGCTCAGGTCGATCGTGTCGCCAGCCTCTGCGAACACCGTGCCGAGATCCTTCTGCACAACCTTGATCTTGCCCTCGATCTCTTCAAGGGCAGGGAATGCCGTCATGGCTTGTCCTCACTCATGTTGTCGCGGACGAAACGCACGAACTCGCGTGCCGCGTCCTCATTGGGGGTGTCGACCAGGGCAGAGAGGTCGCGCATCGAGTCGCGGTGCCACTCCATGAGGAGAGCCGTCGTCGGTGCCATTCCCTTGCCCTTGGTCGAGCGCATCGCCATGACGTCAGACGCTCGACCGATCAGGGAATCGTTGGCTGCCAAGACAACCACGAACTCCTGAACCAACTTGAGACCACCATCGTTGGTGGCAAGATCAGCCGCTTCGATGTCATCCTCGTCAAGGTGCGCAGCGAGGTGGTTCCACACCGCGCGCTGGTCCTTGACCGGGATGTCAGAGCGACCGAGGATCATCTCTCCGATGAGCGCCATGCACGCACGCACGTTGGCACGGCCGTCCGAAGCGTGATGCAGCCCCTTGTAGGAAGACTTCGCCTCCGGGTCGCGCATCGGGTCGACCCATGCGAACGCCTTGCGCAGCAACGAGATGTCGCCCTCGGGCAGGTCGCTGTAGGCGTCCAGACTGCGCCACCGATCACGGCTGGACTTGCTCGCATGCGGCTTGATGGCGGACGCGTAGGCATCGCCAGCGGCCAGGGATCCGTTGCCCACCAACGCCTTGACCTCCAACGTGCGCGTGTTGACACCCGCACCGACCAGCACGGGAGAAACCTCGGTCACGTCGAGAGCCTTGAGCACACGGACCTTTCGGCCGTCGAACTCGCCAGCCTCGGAGTCCTTGATGGTGAAGCCGTAGGACCAGTCGCCCAAGCCCTTCTCTGCCAACGCTTTCACGGTGCGGAACGTGTCAGCCCCGTGCTGCGTGTCCATGAAGAATTGGCCATCGAGAATGGCCTCGGCGTTGGTCGTCTTGATGCGACCGGTGCCGACCGGCAACTTCCCTTCCCATGACTGGTGCCCATAGGCAGAGATCACCACATCGGCACCATCCTTGAAGGCGCCAGGCACGGTCACGTCGCCGTCCTTGTCGATGACGTTGAGAGTGCTGAAGACAGCGCTGACCGTGCCCTTCGCTGCGTCCTTCACCTCAACGCGCGATAGACGCTTGAGATCCATTCCTTGCTCCGTTCGCGCCGTTGAGTGGCATGGGTTGAGGCATGCTCTGCTCGCCCGGGGTGTGAAGTTGGACGGAGAGCATTCCGGTGTGCCGCAACAGTTTCCAGTCGTTGTTGCGCACCGCACTGATGGCGGCCTCGGGCGTGAACCCTTCCCGCACAAGGGATGTGATGATGGTCGCCTCGACTGCCTGCGTGTCGGCACGGTCCTTCGCGTCCTCACGCAGGAACGGGATGTACCGATCGTCAACAATCAGCACGGCGCCCTCGCGGCCGGTCGGGGGCTTGACCATCTGCGCCAGGCTCGGAGCCACCTTGTTCCAGAGATCGCGCACCGTTGTGTCTACGAACAGACGCCTCAAGGTCCCGAGGTTGCCCGCATTGAGGGCACTACCGGCAAGCCCTTCGCTCACTCCTGCAATGGGTGCAGGCACCCCAGCCGCGACACAGATCCGCGTCTCGCCCGCACCTTGAGTGACCTTGAAGTCGAGTTGCTGCATGTCCATCGAGACCGGCACCACGTCAGCGCCCGGCAGCAGAAACAGTGTGCCGTAAGCCTTTTCGACGCCTCGATGCGCTTCGTTGTACCGAGCCTTGAAACGTTCGAAGGCATCCGGCTCTGTGTCGCGGTCGAACTTGATGGCACGGGTGTAGGAGGCGCCGTTGGTGAAGATCTTGCCCTTGTGCTTGGTGGCGTTGACATCCGCCTGCACCTCTTCAAGGATCGGCGTCAGCCAGGACATGCCACGGAAGCGCGCGGTCGGATCCGGGATCGGGCTGTAGTGCACGAACTCGTCCGGCATCAGCAGCCAGGAAGTCTCTTCGAAGGCCCCGAGCCGCATCGGCGTTTCGTAGATCAGCCCGACGACGCGATGGTCCGGCCCGTAAGGGTTTCCGCTCGGAGCGTCGATGATGAGTCGGCACCAGTCGGGACGCATGCGGGTGAGCCAGGGAGTGCCCAGCGAGGCTCGACCGATCCGGCCAGCGTCGTCAACCCTTGTCCAGTAAGAGTTTCCAGCAGCAGACGCGTCGAACTCCATGCGGGTCAACAGTTCGCCGGTCGTCCCCAGCGGCCAGGGCTCTTCAAGGATCGCCAACTCGGTACCACCGAACGGATCCGACGGCACGCCGTTGGTGTAGCGGGTCCACTGAAAGCGACCCTGACTGAAGACCTGAGCACGTCGCATGATGCAGCCGAAGATCGGACCGCTCGCCTTGACCGCGCCGGAGACCATGCCCTCGTAGTCGGTGCCGATCCGCTCCTCACGTGGCAGGTCCGGCGCGATGAGCCGGTCCGGCTGTGCCCAGAACGGAGGCACGCCTGCCCATGCCTTGCGGGCTCGCCCTCGATTCCGTTCCGCTGCGATGCGATCGAGCATGCTCACGACGAGATGTCCACCTCACGGCGAGAGCCAGCGATCCAGCCGACCTTGATGGCCAGCCCGCACCAGACGAGGGCGAACCACACTCGACCCGCGCTCCACCCGATGACGTAGAAGACAGAGGCGAAGATGATCAGAAGGGTGCGAGCGAACGAGATCTCGGCAGCACGCGTGTTGATCCGCTCGATCTCATCGGCCGACAGGACTGCCACGGGTCGCTCCTCTACTCGTCCGACCACCCCGAGTTGAAGACAGCGGGTGGCTTGCTCACTGACAGGCCCCAACGGGCGATGGTCACGGCGACCAGGGGTGAGATGTCCACGGAGGCATCGGCCGACCGCTTGCGCCCGAAGGCCCAGCCGCCGTCACCGATGTCACGCCGTACGGCGCCCTGTAAGGCGATATCGACCTGTGGCTGACCTAGGTGCACCCACGAGCCAATTCCGGCCGTCACGGCGTCTTGTAGGCCCCCGCACGCGGCACCCATCTCCCGGGTGCTCATGAGAACGGGCCGGATCCGCCGACGCTCAAGATCAGGCAGCAGCGCGGCGGCCGGGCCGGACGGGTCGCAGATGATTCCCTTCCTGCGACGGTCGCCCACCTTGACGCTGACCACAGGCCACTTCTCGGCCAGTCGGGCGATCTCATCGACCACCCACTCGGTGCCCCGTTCGTAGCGCACCAACTCGCCGTGGTCGATGCCGTCGGCGCGCTTGCCGCTCACGGCAACCGATGCCATGTCACGATCTCGCGAGACATCGAACGAGATGGCGACGGCGCCCTCGATCTTGCTGAGTGGATCGACGCAAGCCATCCACCGCTCGATCTTGATGGGCGGTACGTCTCCAAGGTCCGGCAGGTCCCACCATCCGAGCACCTCGCGCCCGAACTCTTGCGGCGGAAGGGATCGGCGCATGGTCGCCACGGCGCGCGAGGTGATGCGCCTTCCGTAGGCCGGATTCGCTTGCTGCACATAGTCTTCACGATCGAGGGCACATCCGGCCGTCGATCGATGGTGATTGCAGCGCGCTGTCCTGCATCCGGTCTCAAGCCAGTCGCCGGGTGCGCACCACTCGATGTAGGCGAGCCCGTCATCGTTGCCCGCACGCCCTCGGTCGCGCACCTCGCGCAGCGGCTCCGAATCCTCTAGTCCCGCAGAGGATGCGTACATGATCTGGGAATGAGGGCGAGCCAGCGTCGTCGGCAGGATGGCGCCCAACTGCCCGGCCTGCAAGGCGAACGCCTCATCAAGGATGATGCGCTTGCCCCCGAGCCCCCGGCCGCCACTCTTGCTGCGTGCCAGGAAGTACAGAGCCGCGCCGCTGTTGAGGTGCACGGCTTCCTCGCCGTTGCCCGCAGTGATGCGCTTGACCCGGCGGCTCAGAACACCATTGCCATCAATGGTTTTCTGGATGGCCTCGAACGCCTCGGTACTCGTCTTGAAGCGATGCGCCGTCCAGATCACCAGATCTGGCTTGCCGCAGAAGAGATCCCACAGCGCGATGGGCAGGAGGATGTTGTTCGTCTTCCCGTTCTGCCGGGGCTGGATCACGCATTGCTCTGCGGCACAAGGGTTTCCGGCCTTGTCGTGCACGGAGAGCACGTTGATGGCCTGCTCTTGCTCCGGGTCGAACTCTAGGCCGAGGATCTCCCTGCCGAACTCAAGGATCTCATCGCCATACGTACCAACGTGTTCCGGCACCCACAGGTATGCGGGCTCGACGCGAGCCAGGTTAGGCCCGGTCACGCCATCCGACGACGACGCTTCGTGAGGTCATCGAGGGCATCGGTCTCGATCGTGGTGCCCTTGAAGGCCCTGTCCGCACAGGCATGGATCTTGACCGCCAACTGAGCCCGGCTCACCCCGTTGCTCTCCGGCGACTCGATGGTCTCAGCCAGGATGAGCAGGAGGACGCCATCAGGCGTGTCGGTCCGACCGACCTTGGTCAGGAGGTCGCGGTACGCGTCCACCAACTTACGACGAGCGGCCATGGCCTGAACTCCTTGCGCTGCAACGGATCTGAGTCCATCGACCCGTGTCGATTGATTAGGGGGAGAAGAACTGCGT